ATGATTCAATGTAAACGGGTGTACGATCCACAGGAAAGCAGCGACGGCTATCGGGTGCTGGTCGACCGTCTCTGGCCGCGGGGGATTAAAAAAGAGGCGCTGGCCTGCGATGAGTGGTGTAAAGAGTTAACGCCGTCCGCTGAGCTGCGGAAAGCCTTTCACGGCGAGGCGATCGATTTCGACCACTTCAGCCAGCGCTATCGTCAGGAGCTCGACGCCCATCGCGAAACGGGCCTGCGGCTGGCGGCGCTGGCGCAGCGCCAGCCGCTGACGCTGCTGTACGCCGCGAAGAACACCGAGCAGAATCATGCCCGGGTGCTGGCCGCCTGGCTGGCGGCCCTGCCGGTTACGATTTAGCCGGATGGTCCCGGCGCCATAGCGCCCACTCATCGAGGGTTTCGCCGCTGGGCAGCTTGCACTGGGTGCTGACGCCCTGCGGCGTTTGCACCGGCACCCGGGTGCCGCCGGATTGCTGGCAGTAGACCGACGCGGGATTGGCCATGCCGATGGTTTTCGTCGGCGCGGTGGGCTGCGGCTGGGCGCAGCCGGCCAGCGCCAGGGGCAAAATAGCCAGTAACTTTTTCATCTTTTCTCCCTTTCTTCAATTCCCGGGGATTTTAGCCTGAATCTCCACGTTTTCTCCATCTTGCCTGCACTTTTCCCCCGTAGATTAACCCTTGTTCTCGAACTGACCAGAGAACAGATCATTCCATAATCAATGAGTTTTTCCCCGTCGCCCCCGACGGGGCTTTTTTTTGGGATTTAATAAATTGAAATAAAAGGATTTATTTCAAAAGTGTCCACATATCGACCACATTGACAAGAATAGCCCCCTTTCCAGGGGGCTATTTTTATACTGCAAGACTAAGTTGACTGTTCCCGTAATGAGAAGCAGGGAAAGCGTCGCCGGGGATAAATCCTGGCGGCAAAGGATCTGCGCTGGTTGAGCGCTTTGTTACTCTGCGCTCTACGGTGTTAAGTGTCGTGAATGACTCGCTGCATTCAAGATTCTGGCATTGATGGTATTGCCGGATTGTGAACTCGCTTAACCGGCGGCTGGTGCGGGTGCGGGCGTTTGCGCCGCAGTAGGGACAAACAAACATGATGATCTCCCATAGGGAGTTGAACTCACGGCTATTATGGCCGCTACTGTTCAGTTTCTGCAATCCAGTCGCTTATTTTCGCCTCAAGCTCCATTTTCGTGGTAAATCCGTTATCACCGATCACATGTTCCGCTCTGGCAATGATCCAATCCTGATTATCGATTTCAGGCTTAAAGCCCGACACGGTCAGATGCATACCCGGGTATAAATCGGCGCGGCCGCGCGCCAGGGTTATCGAAAACTGTGCCGCGCCTTTCTGGAGCTGTATCCATTTTGCCGCAGCTGCGCGCCTGGCTGCCGTTTCGTTCTGATAGGTTTTACGCAAAACATACACGTTACCTTCAGCGCCCTCCATATAATCCCCTTCCTGGCGGCTGCTTTTCTCCTCAGCCTTTTTTCTGGCAGTATTTGTTTTGCGCTTAGTGACCTTGACCGGTTTTTTCTTACCGAAATTAAGATCCAGCCAGTACGCCCGCACGCCGGTGTAAGCATCGCGATCGGCAATGCGGAACCTGTGGCGATCTCCACTGGCGCGGGTTATCTCAGCCGATGGCAGCGCCCTACCAGATGCACTGACGCCGCCCCCAGGCAGGATAAACAGCAGACAGCCATTTTTCACGGTGGCAATGGCCCCCAACATCTCCGCCATGCGCGTTAAAAACGACATGTCACTCTCTTCGGTCTGATCCGCATGGTCGATCTCAATGTCGATCAGGGCCTCGCTAATCATCGGCTTCAGGTCATAGCGCCGGGCTATGGCCGATACCACCCGCTCTACCGTCACATCATGCCAGGACACCTCCCGCCTGACGTTCATCTCTTCGCGAAAATCAGCGCTGTGCGCGGTGATGTCGATAACATCCGGCGGCCCGCTATGCCCCACCTCGTCAACGGTGTAGAGACCTTTGTAGATCAACGCCTCACCCAGCCAGCCGATGGACACCGCCAGCTCCGCACCACGTGGGGGTAAATCTGTTACCCCGTCAGAATCATCTACTGACAGGGTTAGCTGGTCAGCATCAAAACCGTTGTTATCTGTAACAGATAGCGAGGTGATGCGGTCGGCCAGTTCGGTCAGGGCAACCCCACCCAGCGTGATACTAAAATCCGGTGTCTTTACGACCTCACTTAATTTTTCTACATACGCTTCGGCTGCTGTTGTCAGCGTGTCTGCTATCGACATAACTCCCCCGTTTTTTGCTGATGATTCCATGCCCGCGCGCGGGGCTGAATCCCTTTTTGTTGTCAGCGAACGGGCAGACCGGTAACCAGGCGACGCCAGCAGACTTAACGTTGAATATTGCCCTGAACTCAAAGAGCAACATGATGGTGAACTTATGTCTGAAACTCGTTTTCACGGCGTCCGCTCTCGCGAAAATACCGACCTACAGCAGGCAATCAATGACATTGATTCCAGCGTGATCGGCATTGTTGCGGTTGCTGATGACGCCGATCCGGAAACTTTCCCGCTCAATACGCCGGTTCTGCTGACACGGGTGCGTAACGTCCTCGGCAAGGCAGGTAAAACCGGGTCACTTTACAAAGCCCTCAAAGCAATTTCCGATCAGTGCAGCCCGCGCGTTGTGATTGTCCGGGTGAAAGAGGCTTCCGGTAACGGCGACAGCCAGTCCCAGGCCATTATTGGCGGAACAGATGGCGACAGCTATACGGGAATGTATGCCCTGCTGACGGCGGAGGCCAAAACCGGCTATCGCCCGCGCATCCTGGTGGTGCCGGACTACGACACTGCGGAAGTGACGTCACAGCTTTGCGTGATTGCCCAAAATCTGCGGGCTTTTGTTTATGCCGGTTGTAACGGCTGCGCGACCATGGCGGAGGCTATTGCTTATCGCAAAACCTTCGCTTACCGCGAGCTTATGCTTATCTGGCCTGACTTTATCGCTTACAACCCCCTGACGGATGATAACGAAACGTTTCCCGCCCCGGCTTACGCCTGCGGCCTGCGCGCAGCTATCGATAACAGCCAGGGCTGGCACAAATCGCTGTCGAATGTTGTGGTGAATAACGTTCTCGGTATTTCGAAGGATGTTTTCTGGGCATTACAGGCCGAAGACAGCGACGCGAACGAGCTTAACAACAACGAAATCACGACGCTTATCAAGCGTGACGGTTTCCGCTTCTGGGGCAACCGCACCACGGATACCGAAACCTACACTTTCGAGGTGTTCACCCGTACCGCGCAGATCCTGGCGGACAGTATCGCGGAGGCGCAATTTACCTCTGTTGACAGCCCGCTCACTCCGGCCAACGTGAAAGATGTGGTAAGCGGCATCCGCTCTGCGCTCAGCAAAAAAGTCACTGCCGGCCAGCTTATCGGCGCTGACTGCTGGTATGACACGCTGGACAACGGCACCACGGATTTGCGCCAGGGAAAACTGATTGTGCGCTATAGCTACAGCCCGGTCCCGCCGCTTGAAGATCTGACGTTATACCAGACCTTTACTGATGATTTTTACGAACCGGCGTTCGCGTCGCTCGGGGGTGAATAATGGCTGTTCCTCACAAACTGCGGCTTTTTAGCTGCTTTGTTAACGGCGACAACTATCTGGGAAAAGTGACCTCATTCACTCGCCCCAAACTGTCACGAAAGATAGAGGACTATCAGGGCGGTGGCATGCTGGGTGCAGTCGGTGTTGATCTCGGCCTTGAGGCTGGCGCGCTGGATTCCACCATTGTATTTGGTGGTGTCATCAAAGCACTGTTTCTCGAATACGGAGCAGAAATTGACGGCACGCGGCTGCGCTTTGCGGGTGAATATTTCACTGATGGCGAAAGCCAGCTTGTCGAGGTAGAGCTGCGCGGGCGATTTACTGAACTCGACGGTGGAGACTCAAAACAGGGAGAAGACACGGAGGAAAGCTACACCTTTAAATCCACCTACTACAAATTCTCCATTGATGATCAGCCCATTATCGAAATCGATCTGCTGAATTTCATCTACAAAAAGAACGGTCAGAACATGTTCCCGGACCGCATCACCTCCGCCCTTGGCATGGGCAATTAATAACCTTTCAGAGGGTGGCAAAGATGCCGCCCGGAGATTTTTAACATGGCTAAAAAAACTAAAAACCTGTTCACGCTGATGCAGCCGGTAGTTCGTAAAGACAGTGAGATCGGTCAGGTGGAAATCACCGGCGCCATCAGTCAGGCCGGATCGTTGCGCGGCCTGAATCTTATCCGCGTTGCCAATATGGATGCAGACTCAATTGCCACGCTGTTGACGCGGGTCACCGCGCCTGCGCTGACACAAAAAGAAATCAACGAAATGCACACTCTGGACTTTATCGGGCTGGCAGAGCTTCTGGTCCCTTTCTTGAATCCGCCGGAGCCTGGAGCGTCGAACGTGGCGGAGACGGAGAGCGAGTAATCACCGTTGCGTTTGACCAGATCGATGATCTGGTTGCTGATATTGCCGTTATTTTTAACTGGCCGCCCTCTGAAGTTTTCGGCATGGCTCTTGGCGAGGTGATAGCCTGGCGCAAGCGGGCGGCGCTCCGAAGTGGTGCCAGTGATGAAGAGTCTTGATATACGCGTTGCATTCAGCGCTATCGACAGATTTACCCGCCCCGTTAATGCTGCCCGCCAGAGTGCGGGTGGCCTTTCCGACTCCCTCAGAAAAACACAATCCACCCTGAAAGGGCTCGATAAGAGCCGTGCCACTTTTCAGCGAATGACCGCGGCCGTCGGCAAAACCGATCGTTCCATCTCACGTGCCCGCGCCCGCTTTGATGGCTTGTCAGAAGCGCAACGTAAAAACGGAACGCTGACGGAAAAACAGCAAATACTGATGTCCCGATTGGGTGAGCGGCTTGATCGGTTGACCGCAAAACGCGTGACGGAAGTGGCCCGCCTCCGTGAGAGTGCATCAGCCCTGCGCCAGCATGGCGTCATGCTTTCCGGTAGTAGTGCCACCATCGGTAACGCGATACGCCGCACAGAACAATACAACCAATCCCTTGAACGGGAAAAACGGCAACTTGCTGCTGTCACTCAGGCTCGTAAACGTTACGAGGGCGCACAGCAGATGGCCGGAAAGTTACGCTCTGGCGGTGCCATAGCATTAGGTACAGCAACCGCTGCCGGGTACGGCGCCGGACGCTTCCTGTCGCCTGCGGTTGGTTTTGATGAGGAAATGTCAAACGTCCAGGCGCTAACGCGGCTTGATAAGGGCGATTCACAGCTGGCCGCCTTGCGCACTCAGGCAAAAAAACTCGGTGCTGAAACCGCCTTCACCACACGTGACGCCGCCAGCGGCCAGGCCTTTCTGGCAATGGCGGGCTTCACGCCAGATGCTATCCGTGCCGCACTGCCCGGCGTGCTCAATATGGCACTAGCGGGCAGTATGGAATTGGGTGAAACGGCAGACATCGGCTCAAATATTCTTTCACAGTTCGCCCTCGACGCCGGGGAAATGGACCGCGTCAGCGATGTGCTGACAGGTACATTTACCCGAACCAACACCACGCTTAGCAGCCTCGGCGAGACAATGAAAGTTGTCGGGCCGGTAGCCGCGGGACTTGGGATAAGCCTGGAAGAAGCCGCAGCTATGACCGGCACGCTGGCGCGCGTGGGTATTCGCGGTAGCGAGGCCGGTACGGCAATGCGTCGCTCCCTCTCCCGCCTGGCCTCCCCCACTACGGCAGCCAAAAAGGCACTCAAAGAGCTGGGAGTGGAAACTGCCGACGCGAGCGGAAAGATGAGACGTCCGTTCGATATTCTTCTCGATCTACAAAAACGCGTTTCCCGCTTTGGCGAGGTGGATCAGGTTTCATTTTTCAAAGATATCGCCGGAGAAGAGGGTTTTACGAGCCTCCAGTCTTTGGTCAACGGCGCAGGTGATGGCTACCTCCAGTCACTCTATGAACAAATTGCAGAAGCACATAAAAATCAGGAGGCCTTCGCCGTCGCTAACAAGAAGAAAGACAACCTGGGCGGCGATTTGAAGGAGCTGGATAGCGCGTGGGAGGCGTTCCGCATTTCTGTGGCTGAGACAGTAGACGGCCCATTGCGCAGGCTGACACAGGGGCTTAGCCGGGTTATTGGCACTATTCAAAGCTGGATAGAAGAAAACCCCAGACTTTCACGAACGTTGTTACTCGCCGGTGGTACTGCACTGGCATTAACCGCAGTAATTGGCGGTATGTCATTAGCTGCTGGTCTGCTGATAGGTCCGCTGGCGAAGCTCAGACTGGGGTTTGCGCTGCTGTCCGGCAGGAGCGGCATCGGAGGTACGGTATCAGCGTTCCGCATATTGAGTGCTGTGGGCGGCAGTTCACTGTCAAAAATCAGCGGATGGCGAGCCTTACTCGGCGGTCTGGCTGGACGCGCCAGCGTATTAACCAGGTTGATGGTAACCCTGCGCGGCGCGTTACTTGGCGCCTTTACCTCTCCGGGGACTGCTATCAGCGCCCTGTCAAAAGGCGTTGGCGGGCTGGCGCTGCGGCTAACCGGGATCCCTGCTCTGCTCGGTATTGTGAAAGGTGGAATTACGACACTGGGCGGCGGATTATCAATGCTCTTGAGCCCAATCGGTTTAGTGGGTGCTGCGTTTGTAGCTGCTGGGGTACTGATCTGGAAATACTGGGGACCAATTAAGGCCTTCTTTAGCGGTTTTTTTACAGGCGTCATCCAGGGGTTAGCGCCTGTTTATAACGCATTTTCCCGGCTGGCGCCCGTTTTCGGGAGCATTGGGGATGGCGTCAAAAACGTCTGGAACTGGTTTAAAAAAGTATTAACGCCCGTTGAGGAGAGTCGCGAGGCGCTAAACAAGTGCGCCAGCGCCGGGCAGACATTTGGCGAGGTTCTGGGGACCGCACTAAGCGTTCTGCTTTGGCCCCTTCAGAAGTTAATGGAAGGCGTCGGCTGGTTACTGGAGAAGCTCGATCTCATCCCCGATGGCATTGAAAGAGCCAGGCTGGAAGCAGCCAGACTCAGGGCTATTCCGGTTATGTGGGAATGGGATGAAAAATCCGGACGCATGGTTAAAAGGGAGTGGCAATGGTCGTCTGAAAAGCCTGCAAGCAAAGGCAGCGCACCGCCGCCCAATGTGCTCGGGGGCAACTCTGGAACAGAGCGGCGGTTGGGCCAAATCGCGGATAACACCAAAGGCCTTTTAGATGAGGAAAAGCGCAAACGTATCGGGCCGGGTGACATTGTATTTAAAAACCTCCCTCCAGCCTTTGCAGTGCGTGGTGAATGGCAGGAGTCGAGGCTTGTCCGCCAGTCCGTCAGCGCTCGCCCGGTTATTGCCGCTGGCGAACCATTGATAAAACAGACGCAGGCATGGCAACAGGTACGCCGAAATCAAAACACCCACACGGCGGCTGCGGCTTCAGATAATAGCTTTTCCGGTGATATTCACATCCATCTGCATGGCATTCAGAGCAGCAATCCGCGCGAACTGGCGCGACTTGTTGGCGAGGCTGTCCGCGCGGAAATTGACAAACAGCAACGCGCTACCCGGGGTTCGTTCCGGGATAACGATTAATAAGGAGTAATAACTATGATGATGGTATTCGGACTTTTTGTATTTGAACTCAGGACACTGCCCTATCAGCAATTGCAGCTGTCCCGTAACTGGCGGCACGTTAAAAATGATCGTGTGGGTCGTAGCGCAAAATGGCAATACGTTGGCGCAGGCGAGAACCAGCTGACGCTGGGTGGATTGCTGTATCCTGAAATCACTGGCGGTAACCTGTCGCTGGGTGCTGTCTCGACAATGGCCTACACAGGGCTGGCCTGGCCGCTAATTGATGGCGTTGGCTCCATCTACGGAATTTATGTCATCACGGGTTTGCAGGAGACGCATCAGGAGTTCGATCGCTATGGTAAGGCGAAAAAAATTGAGTTCACGCTTTCGTTGCAGAGGGTTGATGAAGATATCAGGGAGCAGTTGCAAAGTGGAACCATCGGCGATTTGATGACAAAAGTAAAATATGGGGTTGAGACTGTGTTGAGCACTGTTCAAAAAAATTAATGTTCTAAAATAATCACTGAAGAGCTTTCCTAAAACAATTACTCGTCACTTGGAAGCTTAGTCTCATCCAGAAAGCAAAAAAAGTTTTAATTACAGAAGGAAAACGCACCAAGGAAATCAAATACGCTGGAACAATTAACAAAATGGTTCCAGCCAGCACAATCAAAATTATCGACCAAATCATAGTTTAATCATTTAGCATATCAGTGTCAGCTCCTATCGCTTGCAAAATTGAGCGCATGAAATATGCTTTCCCATTGCTCCACTCCTGCTCCTTTCGTGTACCTAAAGTAGGCATGTCATTTTCACCCGCTCTCACTATATCCCAAGAAATGATTCTCTGATAATTTTCTCTATCAACCCCAACAATTTGCAGCTGTTCTCCGATAATAGGCATGCTTTGTATGGATTTATTATATCCACTATTAGCATTTCGAAGCCAAAGCTCTGATATCCATATAAATCCATAAGCTTTATACATATGAGCCCTATCAGCCACATACCTCCAAAATATATACTTATCAGCTTGATCCTCAAAATTCGTGTTAATTAAATCAATAACTTGATAGTCTTCATCAAATAGCATCAGAGTTTGAACATGAAAGCCGTACTCTAAGAATGTCATTTCAGCAATCTTTGAAGAAAAACCTATTAATTCTTTAGTAGAGTTAATATTATTTGAAGGCTTCATTAATATAGCCTTTTCTTTGAGAGCGTTAGGTATAACATTTTCATCAAAATCGACAATCTCAAATGTCATTTTATTTTTGGATAAATCCTTTAACTTCAAATAAGTAACACGTCTAATCTCATCATTATGAGAATCGTAATGTGTTGGTGTTTTTATTGTTTCACTAATTGGCTCCCCAATTAAAAAACCTAACGACCTACAACACTCATACATACGGCTATAAATAACAGTCAACGCATACAATAATTCATAATCTTTAAGGGTATTAGCCACCCAGCGTCTTTCCGATTTAATAACTGCATCATCGGTTATATACGACGGGAATTTTTTATGGGCAATTTTCACTAGTTCACTCGTACCAAGCTTAAGTAAACTCTGGCTAGATTTAATCTCGATATCTTGAGTTTCAAGATATGAAAATATCAGTGTAGCTTTTGCTTCACTGTACATTTCAAGATCGCCTTCTTTTTCAATAGTATTCCGAGAATTTTTTGCCCATGTCATAATGTGATCGCCATTCCATTTCTCGATCACATTCTTAGGATACCACTCATCATAACCTTTAATATCACTTTTATTTTTTTGTATGATGAAAGTAATTGTTCTTGCCGTTTGCAAAAACTGATTTAGGTTCAACCGAAAGAGTTCGGGTGAAAAATATGTTTTCGCACAACCTTCTAGCAAGTGCGAAAGGTCTTTAAGTCTTCGTTCCCATGGTTTTTTCATGCTTACATACTCTATTACCGAGATAAATGGATGCTATAACATCATCCAATCCAAGTTACGCAAACGTAACAACCACCCCATCTAAAGGGGTGGTAAAATTATAAACTTTATATCATCGCCTGAGAATTAAAAATTTCTCAAACGCACAAACTTTTGTCAGAAAGCAACTCTGAGATATTATAAATCAGTTAAATTTCGACAGGCAAAAAATGCTCCCCGCCCCTCTAGCTAAACGCGGTAATTATTACACTCTGTCATCATAAAAAAGAACATTGTATTGTATTCACGAAAATACACCCTGCTTCTTTAATTCGCACGTTTCCACATGCGTAGTGTGACATATTCGTTAGTCACATCTATCTCTTTGTTTGCGGACTCCTCCTGGCCTAACGCATCAATATAGGTTCCCTCCGTAAGCGCCAGCGGGCCGCTTTTTTGGTTATCTGTTCCGTGGGTAGTGTTCGGATCCCACGTGGCTCCTGGAGACCTGTCCCCCGAACGGTGCCAGTGTGGAGGCAAATTATCGGCTTCAAGCTTCACCTTGTTCCTTCCGCCGGTAACGCCATACTGAGAACTAATCCGCACCACCCTGTCAGCAAAGGTTTCACTTAAGTCAGCCCAGGTCTGCCAGGGAAAGCGCTCCGCAGGGCTTTTCTCACCTGCGACAACGATTCCAACGTAAAAAATGGCGTCAACAATTGCCTTATAGGCCGCTCCGTCGCTGTTGAGTCCCAGCGCCTTAAGGGCTTCGGATGTATCGCTCAGATCGGAAAGATTATTTTCTTTCTGAAGTGCACCGGTGATCCGCGAGTCATCCCCCGCAGCTACCGTTCCCGTCTCGGTGCCCACGTCCCGCGGGGCTGAGTTACCCAGTTCAAGATTATTCCTGGCCTCTTTGGGATCGTTTAAATCAGAAAGATTTTGTGCTCGCCGCAGATAGCGTTTATCGCCCGTTTCCAGCGTGATAGTGGCAAGTGTCGGATCGATAACGAGCTGCACATTTGAGCTGTGCGTCAGCGTCAACACCAGCGTCAGAATGATCTCTTTGATAATGGAATCCGATTGCGCCGGGAGATATGTCGCCGGGTATGTGCCGTAAGCGATGAGCGTACCCTTAGCGCTGACCAGCCCCGCTTCTCTGAGCGTTTTACCCGGATAATCCTGGCAGTTGATAACGATCTGACCGCTGATAAACCCCTCATAGCTTGAATCAGAATCAAAGGTTTCACGGCCAAACTGTCCAAAAAGCGCCGTCACAGCCGCCAGCTCATCGGGATCGGTCGGCAATATCACGTCGCCACCATCGCCGATCAGTACAGCGGTAATATCCACAACCTCCCCCGCCTGATACGCGGCCTCGATTTCGGCGGCGCCCACCGTGGTTAGTGTCAGTCCCGTGGCCATTATGCCTCCTCACTTTTTGTTTCTGGCTCAATGCCGTACACGCTGGCAAGTCGATCATAAAAATCATCACTTACGGTCTTGCGGTCAGCATCGATATCGCCTTCATCAAGATAAATCACGCCAGCGATCTGAAGTCGGTTCAGGTGTTCCAGGAAAAACGCATCGGTCTGACAAAAGTCGATCAGGCTTTTTAATTGATTGAATGTTTTCATAATTTGTTCGTTATCCAGTTGCCGGGTAAATCGTCGTAATCGTCCAGACCTGCACAGGCATAAAACGCGTAATAGTGCGCGGTGACGTTCGGCACCTTACCCATAAATACCAGGCCTTTGCCGGTCAGTAATGCGCAGCTCCTGAATATTGCCGTTGTGGTGACAATCTCCGGGTAACTCGCAAGATTAAATATCGTGTTAACGTCGCTGCGTAATGACGCGCAGCCGTCAAACAGATACCCCACCGTCGTGACCGCCGTGGTGTTGAGTAATCCCGCCCCGACGATTTCCAGCGCACTACATTCCGAAAAGACATTCGTGAATACCGTGGCACTTATGCTGGCGGCAAAAAGACCGGCTGGCACTGAGCGCAGGTTTTTACAGCCCCTGAAAGTCTGGCCGTAAGAGGTCACCAGCGGGTTGCCGCTGAACAGGTTTTCCGGTATCTCCTCCACGCCGGTATTCTGGAACGTGGCGCCAAAAGAGGTAATAAGCGAACAGGACGCGAACAGCGTCGGGGGAATATTTATCAGTGAGGAGCAACCGTAGAACGTCGATCCGGCACTGGTCAGCAAGGTGTTGTTTTTCAGTAAATCGCCGGGTAATACCGCCAGTGAGGTGCAGCCCGAGAATGTCAGCGTTAACGAAGTGAGATTGATGCAACCATCAAGCAGGCCGGATGGTAGCGCGATGAGTGCAGTACAATCCCGGAATGTCGATCCCATGCCTTTCAGGGACACCATGTCGCTGAATAGTTGTTTTGGCAGTCCAGCCAGCGCGGAGCACTTTTCGAACAAGAAATCGACGACTGTCACTTTGGCGCAACCGGCAAACATATCTCCCGCGAGAGAAACCAGAGAGCGGCAACCTGAAAACGTATAGCCCAGGCTGGTTAACGCGCTACATCCCCGAAATGCGCCGTTCCCCACAGAAACCAGCGAAGTACAGTTTACAAAAGCGTATGTGAATGTCGTTATCAGCGCTTTCTCAGCAAAAGCGTCAGCATCAATTTTCGTGAGCGATCCACAGTTAGCAAAAGCGTATGAGAAAGTGGTGACTTTCGCGCAGTCAGTAAAAGACGGGAGCGCCGTCAGGCTGCTGCACCCATAAAACGTACTGGCAAAGGTCGTCACCTCTACGCAGCCGCTGAAAATATCTTTCGCTACAGTTTCAAGAGAGCGGCAGCTGTAAAATGCAGAGGCGAATGTCTGCGCCTGGCTGCACCCGGCAAATAAACCCGCGCCGACCGTTTTCAGCGAACTGCAACCAGAAAAGACTGTCCCGAAATAGGTGACTTTCGACAGACCTGCAAACAGGCCGGCAGGAACAGAAAGAAGCTGCGAACAGCCAGTAAATGCACCACCAAAATGATTCGCTTCAGAACATGTTTTAAACAGGTTGGCGGGAATTGCCGTCAGTGCCGTGCAATTCTGGAATACGCCGGTGAATGCGCCGCCCGGAACATCCGCAAACATATCAGCAGTCAAGGCAAGAAGATTTTTACACGCCCTGAAGCTATAAGAGAATGTCCCTGCTGAACCGCATCCTGTAAATATTCCCGTGCCGATATTTGCAAGCATTGAGCAACCATCAAACGCGTAACTAAAATTCACCGCAGATACACAGCTGTGGAACAGATTATTGCCGATACTGATCAGGCCGGTGCAGCCTGCAAATACCGATGAGAAGTCGATCGCATCAGGCTGGTTTGCAAATAGCCCCGATGGAACCTCAGTAAGCGATGTGCACCCTCTGAATGCGTCTGAAAAATCCTCTATCTTCATGCGAGCAAACAACGATGCCGGAATACCTATAAGCGATGAGCAGTTGGTAAAAATATTTTTGCAGTTTTTCACGTTTGGCAAATCGTCAAATGCTCCGGAACGAATAGCCATTAATCCGGTGGTATCCAAAGCGAACCCTGAAAGATGACCTCTTTCCCCTGTAACACTAATCAATTCCACAACAGGGTTCAGTTTCGAAGAATAGTTAGATAAACGGCTGCGCAGACAGGCGGTTTCCGTGTTCTTAACCGTGATGGTGTATTCCTTTCCCTGTACTAATTCACGTGTAGGAATAACCCAACCTGAAGCTTCACTGGCGGGATCGAAACGGTAGTCCCGGCTGTCAATGCCGTCGCCATAGTCAACCGTGAAACCCTCGTCCATATGAGCAAAGAATATTGGCCTGGTTGCACTATCGATGCGGGTAATGAACTTCATTACCGCGACCACTTTTATGCTGATCACCGCACTGACGCCATTAGTCGTCGTAACGGTGACCGAACAGGTACCTCGCTTCATGCCCGTAACCAGAATATCGCCGTTTACTATCCGGGCGGTCGCGATTGTTTGATCCGATGTAGTTACCGTAAAGGTTTTATCTTCCGCGTATTCGGGGAGAATTGTCACCGTGACCGTTTCCGCGTCCCCGGGGGCCAGATTCAGCTCGTAGCGGGATAAAACCACCTGCAACGGGACAAAGCGCGGCGTGATTTTCTCCGTGGCGTACATGTAACCGGCCGCATACGAGGTTCCCTGAAGTCGGCCAAATACATGAACGGAAAACCAGCTGCGCAGATTCCTGGCGCGCAGCACCGCCAGTTTTAGATCCTGCTGGTCGTATTCCGTCACCGGCAAATCGTTCTGATACACGTTCAGGCGAAAGGTATACGGATCCCCTTTCGGGTTCTGATTGAACCATTCAACAATATCCGTCCCGAAAGGACTGTCCACCAGGGCATGACGGACGGCGGCGACCGTACCACGATGGCGGTGGATGTAGTGGGCGCGCTTGATCGCATCGCGTTTCTTTTGTTCTGACCAGTTAATATTCCAGGTATCAACCTGATATTCCCACGCCAGCCACGGCAGCAGCGCCAGCGGGCAACTGTCCGGATCTTTAACCCAACGGATCAGATATACCGGCAACCTCTCCAGTGCGGCGGCGCTGGCCCTGTCTATGGCCCGCTCCACGGCGGTGGCGTTGGGTGGCAGAATGCTGGCGGGATAATTAGCGGTCATAGTCCATCACCACAAGATTGATTTTCACAGAGGTGCAATGAGGCGCTTCGCCCATCGTCGCAACGACGTCGGCGGCCGGTGAATGCAAATCGACGGTAACAACGCCGTCCTGATGCAGCGCCCCGTCTATGCCCGACCGTGCAGCTGTGGCGTTGATGAGATGCACAGAGGCGGTGTATTCGTTCAGTGCTGCGGTGGCTTTTTCCAGCACCGTGGCGGTGTCCACGCCGTAAGGGACGTAAATGTCAGCAACCACCTGATAATTCACAATCACAGCGGAGCGGACATAATCAGCCACATAATCCGTAATCGGACGCACGTCTTCCGGGTTTACCGCTGACAGGACTTTATCAAGCAGCGCCTGCGGGGCAGTTCCATCTCCGGTACGTGACAGCACGTAGAGAAAAACGCGTCCTTCCTGGTTATGGGTTTCAGGGCCATAGGCGCGCACATCGAGCACATCCGCATCCGCACCTCGCGCAAAATAGTGATAGGCATTTCTGGCGCCCGCCGTGCTCAGGCGCGCCCATGAGAGCAGCGTGCGGCCGCGCAGCGCTTCGTCGCTTTCATATACGGCGTCCGCCTCGTCGGTGGCTTCGGTAATCAGCAGGCGTTCAGTATCAAAATTCCCGGCGACCTGATCGAGATCCGCCCCCAGGGCGCTGGAAAGCAGCACCGCGCGCACGGCTTCATTGATGCGTTGCAGCAGATGGATCTCGCGATAGGTGAATGCCTGAGCCAGTGCCGCCATCGGTTCAGATTCCAGCAGCAGCGCAGCAGACACAGAAGCCTGAAGTTCCACAGGCATGGCCGCCACGATAAGCGCCCGGATATCAGCCAGCGCCGTTTCAAAATCCGGTACCTCGACGATATCAGGTTGTGGGATCTGAGATAAATCGACGGACGTTTGCACACTAGCTCCTTAACCTGATGGTGTTGCTGGTTTCAGTCATGGTTTCCGTGATAGTACCGGCCAGTTCAGCAGTCACCGCGCCTGTTTCTGAAAACACCACATTGACGGTGGTCAGACTGATCCGCGGCTCCCACTGCGCCAGCGCAATAGCGGTGGCGCCCATCAGCTGCATGCGGGTGACGGCGTTTTGTGGCGCATCGAGTAAATCAGGTACCACGCTGCCAAAGTCCCGGCGCATCACACGGGAGCCTGTTGGCGTGGTGAGGATTTTTGTCACAGACTGCCAGAGCTGATCGTGATCGGTCAGCGAACCGGTGCCTTCAGGGTTCATCCCCGTGTAACTGGCTGTCATTGCGGGCCTCCTGTAGTACTCCCACCAGACTGCACGCCACCGTGTTTATGTTCATGTACGGTGATCCCGTTTGACTGCAACACGCCGCCGGAATGGAACACATCACCGGCCATCGTGCCGCCGTGGGTCAGTTCGAAAGTGCGTGTTTTGAGGTGGTTTGTGCATTCCACCTCCGGCGTATCCAGCGTGACGCGGGTCTCGGCCTGGATATGCGCGGTTTTAATGCCGGTCACGGCCAGTGCTCCGGCATCGTCGGCGGCGTCGTAATGCAGGCGCGCGCCATCCGGTGCGGTGATGATGATTTCCAGCAGGCTGCTGCCCGTTGGCGGATTATCTGCGCTGTATGCAGAGCCAATCACAAATGCGTTCTCAGGGTTGCCGCCCGGGCAACCGATCCAGACCTGCTCCCCTATCGAGGGAGGCAGCCAGATGCTGAATGCCCCGGCGCGGGTGACATTCCAGCGGATCCATGTGGTCAGCAGCCTGCCGGAGCGAACGCGCACCGCTTTCTTGTCGGCGCTGATTTGCTCCACCACACCCTGGCGCAGAATGTTTTCCAGCAGGCGCATCAGTTCGGCATTCATGACGCACCGCCCAGACTGCTGATAACGGCGTTTTCCGTAGCGTTCAGGTCTGCCGGAGTCATGCCCAGTAGTTCGCGCGCCGGGTACTGCGCGTAAGCGCCCGGACCAACCTCGTCTTTGAGGCCGTACTGGTGAATACGGGCAATGCGCGCAGCGATGCCGTCAAATCCTACGGTGACGCCGCCCGCGTCCGGCCTGACCTTCATAAAACGCAGGGTGCGCAGGCGGGTAAACATCGGTGCTTTTTTTGTCTCTGAATGCGTCGCTGATTGCGTTTTGATTTCCAGATACCGCTCGATATCGGCACGGTAGAAGGTGCGGATATCCCGGCGCTTCTCGTCAAAACCCGTGATTGTCCGGCCATATTTACCGCGCCCACCGCGCCAGTTTTTCAGCGCCCGCACCTCGCTATTCCAGAAGAACTTGATCCCCTGCTGGGTGCGGTAAACCTTACGGCGGCGCACGGCATAGCCGCTGCCGTCCGGGTTTTTCTGTGACGCGATGCGACGCTGCTGGCTGCGGCGCACTGCCAGGCCAATTTTGCGCGCGGTACGGGTGCGCCCCGCCGGGCTGACGCCGTCGAGAATGTCCTGAAAGACCTGATCCAGCTCGCTGAACATGCGATCGCTCACGCTCCGCCCTCCTGAAGCATGCCTTCAAATACCAGCCCCCAGCCAGAGGCGTGAGGGACCAGCACGCGCGGGCGCGGCTCCGGCAAATGCTCAGCATACGGCACGCCGTTTTCATCCAGCTGCACCAGTACCCGCTGACGCACCGGCAGCTCAAACATCAGATCGGCGGTGTCGTTGTTGTTAATCAGCGTGGTGAATTTAATCTGCTGGTTTTTATCGGGGTTCAGCAGCAGATCGGGCTGATTAAACCAGAGCCAGGCCATCAGCGGCAGCGTGAAGTCGTCAATACTCCCGGCGTAGTTCATGACGAACAGCACCAGAGAATAGCGGTACATGAATGACGGCGTTTCACCGGTGGTTTCAATGCCACCCTCTTCAACAAACACCGTCCAGGCCTCCGGGTTCGCCCGGCACCAGGTGTTTGCTTTCTCAATGGCGGCGCGGAGTGTGTTTATCTTCAGCATTTATGGCTCCTTTCGGGTGTTCTGGCGCAGGCTGTCCCACTGGCGGATCGCCGCTTTGTCAGCATTGCAGGCATCAAGTGCATCCATCAGCCTGTCGCTGAATATTGCCACCGCGCCCCAGGTCACCGGCTCATCCAGCGCCGGGCGCGGCGTCTCTTCGGTCAGGCTCTCCGGGACGGGTTCACGGACCAACTGAATGATCGGCGCGGGCGGTGCGTTTTTGCAGGCTACGGCTGACAGCGTCAGGCACAGGAGTAACAGCGCACGTGTCACCATTGAACGCGGCCTGCATGGCTTCACGTCGGCGCTCCCCTTCTGCATTACGCTGTTGCTCACGGACTTTCACCTCTGCCAGTAATTTGTGGGTCTGTATGGCGGTCGCCTTCACTTCCTGAATAACCTGGTCGTAACCGGTCGCCGTTTCGGTCAGCAGCTTGTTGCGGGTCCGGGCCTCGCTCAGCTGGTCGGTCTGCCACCAGACAGCAGCCAAAAGGACAAGCATCACAATCACGCTGCCCGCCCTCATGACGGCGTACTCAGGCCCAGCAGGCACCAGGCTTTAAAATCATTGCGCCGGTTAACCAGGCCGGCGGAGCGCTTACCGCCCACATTGACGAAATCAGTCAGCCTGTTGCACATCTGCGGCCATTGTCTGGCCTGGGCATGCTTCCAGATCGTGGTTCTCTGCTTGCGTCCGTTTTTATCGGTGAACCACATCAGCCCGGTGCAGCCCAGATTCAGAGCGGCATCCGTCATGGCCTCAAAGGTGTACTGTGGCATGTCGGCGCCGTGGAAATTGTTATTGATGCAGTTTTCTGCCCGTTGCAGATCGTTGATCCAGCGCCGCGCTATTTCCTGGTTGCTGTATTCGCGGTTTTCCACGCCGCCCGTGGAGCCAATGCCAACCGTCAACACCCCCGCCGTGCAGTAATAAGGCGTGCTGCGGCAGTCTTCCCAACCTGCAATTTTCTGCTGCCCTTCTTTCGATGTTCTGACGCTCCCGGGCGCCAGCGAAATGCCCAGAGCCACTATCACCGCAATCGAACATTTTTTGATGATGTTCTTCATGCAGGTTTGTCTCCGTGCAGTTGCTCCAGCAACTGCCGCTCGCGGTCCGACAGGTTGCGGGTTTGCGCCTGGCGGAGAATCTGCTCGATCAAATCGTTACGGCGCTGGCTGGCCTGCTCAATGCGGCGGCGGTGAATCGCCAGCCGGACGGCGGAAACAATCCCCAGAAGAAGGCCAGCCAGCGCCAGTTTTTCGCTGACGGTCATGACGCCCACGCTGGTCACCAGGGCGGATGTTGCAAACGCAAAATATTCGTTAATACGATCCAGAGTCATTCCCATAACTGGACGGTTACCCGTTCCACCTCGCTGGTTATCACGGGCATTTCGATCTCCTGCCCGGCATTCAAAAATATCTGGTTGCTCAGTCCCGGATTGGCTTCGAGCACCTTCTCCGTGACACCTGCGGTTTTGCCGTAATGACGCCAGCAAAGCTGATCAACCGTGTCGTTTTGCAGCGCCCTGACTTTCATCAGAACAGCTCCGCATAGATCCGGGCTTCTTCCCGAATGTCAGCGATACTCCAGCGCCCGTCCCGCCAGAGATCATCTATTTGCCTGTCCAGGGCTTCGGCGTCTTTGTCACCTTTTGGCGTGGTGCCAACATCCCTGTAACCCTCCAGAACACTGGCGCGCGTGAAGGAGTAGACCGCACGCCGGAAGCGGTAAACTTTTGCGCTTTCGCCGTTAATCTGCTCGACAGGTTCACCGACAGAAGTCAGCAGCACAGAGGCTAGAGATTCCGCACCTTCCGCTTCCTTTTGCTTGCGCCAGTCCTTCAATTGATCCGCGACATGCAGCGCGGCCTCCGTTGCCATATGCATTAATCGGGAAGTCGTAATGTCACCGGCGATGCGGGCAGCCAGGCGCAGATCGTGGAGTTTTACCGTCGGCCAGAAAGTGCCGATGGCAATCTGTGCGCCGCCGTCGTCCACGTCTGTTACATCACATTCAGCAGGTCTGACGGGGCGCTGTGCGATAAAACTCATCGTCGTTTCTCCGGTAGGTCAGGCGGTGGGCGTCCGGTAAAAAGACCGCATTACGGGCAGATCGCCGTGCGCGCCGCCTGTGGCGCGGGGCCAGTTCATTACGCTCAGGCGTTTACTTTGTGGCGGTTTTCGTTGTCTTTTTTGCCGCCGTTTTGCGGGTGGCTTTTTGAGTGCCGGCCGCCGTTTTCGTCTGCTTGCGCGTTCGTGTTGCTTTTTCTGCTGCGGGTGTTTCGGTTGCCGCTGTATCGCTGGATGAAGTCTCATCTTCAGCATCACCATTCGCCGTGCTCGTCTGCGGCGCCTTCTTCAGCGCGCTGACCAGAGAGGCGATCTCCCGTTTCACGCCTGCGCCCGGGTTCAGGCTCATGGCTTCCCGGAAGAGTTTCAGCGCTTCGCCTTTTGTTTCCGCGTCTTCCGTGTCGCGACGACAAAACGCCCTCACCTTGCACAGCTTCGCGCGGACCTCATCCGGCATATCACTGTCAGCCACAATGTCGGCCAGCTCGTCCAGCATGGCGATATAGCCTGACAAATCGGCTTCGGCGTCCGTGGTGGCGAGGTTCAGAATGGGATTGCAGATTTCCTCGGCCAGTACCGTGGGTGCCGGGCGGCGATAGTTGTCATCCGGCATGCTCAAGCCATGCTTAACGACATAGCGCCCGATACGCAGCGCCAGCGCATAGTCGGAGCAGTCCACCGCCCAAACCATCAGCGTAGTGATAACCGGATCGGCGCGTCCGCTGTCGCCCTCGATAGTTCCGTCAATCCATCCCTGAAACTCAGGAAGGATGCTGGCCTTTACAGCAGCCTTCGCCTGGCGGGACTGGATCTGGCTCAGCGAGGATTTATGCATATGCAGGCGAAAGAGGATCTGCTCATGCGCGGTGCGCGTCTCCGCGTCACGCTCATCACTGATGCCCCGCCTCTCTGCCATGACCTTCTGAAAGTGTCTTTGTGCCGGTGTCAGCATGGGTTCATTCTCCTGGGCGGGCTTGCTGCCCGCCATGTGATGGGGATTATCAGGCGAATGTCACGCCGTCGATCATGGCAATCATGCCGTACTCTTCAATGACATAGTCATCATTGCTGGACTGGTAAGTCGCCACGCGGTTGTAGTGCGGCTCTTCCCGGATAGAGCGACGCAGGGAGCCTTTCTGGTAGTACACAGAGAGGTTTTTCAGGTTGGTGATGAGTACGACATCTTCAGGAATACCCGGGACAAAGACCGTCGGCAGACCGCCGATCTTTTCCTGGCTGACAATGAGCTGCGCAGCCAGCAGTTCGGTATTCGGATTGGTCTGGCTGAGCGCGTTCACTTTCGGCAGGTTCACTTTCAGCAGCAGATCGGACGAGAGCACAGTCACCAGGCCGGGAGCGCGGCGGAACCAGGGATCCATAAGGCTGTGACGCGCATCAAGCACGGCGGCATCAATATTGCCGTAGGTGCCTGACGCAATTACCGCGTTATTCTCATCACGGGAGGTCAGCGTGATACCCGGCATAATGCGCTGCGGCGCTTCATTGCGGATTTTTTGCAGCCAGCCAACACCGCAATCCTGCAATAACGGGTAGGTCGTGCGGTCGGAGTTTTCAGAGTAATGCGTGCCATTAAAGCCAATCATCTGGCGATCCAACCCCAACTGACGAGCCATCGCATTACTGATTAATGACTGAAATTCAGGGTGACCGGCCCACGCGTCCAGCTCCGCATACGAAAGCGCATAGTCATAGTTGGTTTTGCGGCAGTGGTAGTTCTGCGGCTCTTTGTTATGGTTCGGTGCAGGGTTACGGCGGTTGGTGCCGTCCGAGCTGTTATTGGTGCTCGCCATCGGCCCTTTACTGCCGATTTTTACTTTCTGCCCTTCCTGCTCTTTAACCCCAAAGTGGTTAACCAGCTTCATGAAGTCATCCGACTCCATGGCGGCCTGTTCCAGTTTTTGCTGGATAGTAGGATCGACGCTGAAACGATTGGCAACGGCTGAGGGTGAGACACCGTTCAGATGTGCCTGGCGCACAATGTACTTATCAAATAGTTCGCGGGTCTGGTTTTCCATGGTTACCTCTTAGAAGTCTGCAAGCTGCGCGCTGCTGTTGCCGGTTGCCGCCGGTCGTGCGCTGTAATTTTCTGCGGGCTGGAGCTGAAGCTGACCGCGCAGCTCGTTAAGTTCGCTGGTCAGTTGCTGAATGGTGGCTTTATCCTGTTGGCGGTCCTGTTCCAGGGCACTGAACCGGTCAATCTGGTCTGCCTGAGATTGAGCAACGGCTTCAACAACCTGATGCAACTGACTGAAACGCTGATCGTCGGTTTTCTGGCCTTTGCCAAGGATGCCCATCACGCGGTTGAACCAGTTGACGCTCTCCTCGCTGCGATGAGCTGCCAGTTCGATCACTTCAGCTTCAAGCGCATCAGAGAACAGCGGCGCCTCGATCTGCTGGTTATTGAAGGCCATCACCTGCGCGCGCTGCTGCGCGGCAAATTTAAGGCGCTCAGTCCCCAGACTTGCCGGAGTGTCGGTCATCGCCAGGCCGACCACATACGCCTTGCCGTTAAGGGCAAACTGCGGATGCAGCTCAATACTGGAATAGATTTTTTTTCCTTCATCGGTGAGCTGCTTCATTCGTGCCGACGCGTCGATCTCGGCATAGAGCGCCGTACGACCGGCCAGCGGTCCTTCGGTGATATCCTCCGCGCTTAATGCCACAACATCCCCCATGGCGCCAAAATTGCTGTCAGGAAGCATGGAGAGATAGTGCTCCACGTTTACGCGGGCGCCGTAAACGTCCGGGTTGTAGCTCGCCGCCGCATCGCGGAGGTGCTGCGGCTGGATCTCGCGCCCGTCAACGGTGGCGCCGGAAACCGCAACGCGAAACTTTTTGCGGGCGGGTTTAGTCGTGCTGGCCATGTCGTTTTATCCTGTTGATTAATGTCAGTCGCTGCATCATCGCAGAGCCTGAAAGCCCGGCGCCACGCGGTTTTGTTGTCGGAGAACGGCCAGACCTGAAAGCCCGAGCCGCGGGGATCGCGCGCAGGTAATCTCCCTGCTCAAAAGGGGGAAGTGATGATTCAGGATGCGTTTATTCGATTAAGGGCAAAACAGCTCTACTGGCAGGGTTACCCGCCCGCCGAAATTTCGCGACTCATGGGCATCAACTCAAACACGGTTTATTCGTGGAAAAAGCGCGACGCATGGGATGACACAACGCCCATCAAACGGGTGACGCAATCCATTGACACCCGTCTCTGCCAGCTGAGCGCGAAAGACAATAAAACCAGTGGCGATTTCAAAGAGATTGACCTGTTAACCCGGCAGTTGAAAAAGCTAGATACCGGGCAGGCTTCCACTATCACCGGCGTAAAAAAAACCAGTCGTCGCAAGAAGAAAAATCACTTCTCCGAGGAGCAGATCGAGGCGTTGCGCTTAAAAATTCTCGACTCTCTCGCATGGCACCAGCGCGGCTGGTACGAACAACGAGATCAGCGTAACCGGATGATCCTCAAATCGCGGCAGATCGGGGCAACCTGGTACTTTGCCCGCGAGGCATTACTGGGCGCACTGAGAACGGACGTTAAGCACGACTATCAGCGCAACCAAATTTTTCTGTCGGCGTCCCGCAAGCAGGCGCTCCAGTTCCGCAACTTCATCCGTAAAGCGGCTGAAGAGGTGGACGTCGAACTTAAAGGCGGTGAGCAAATCACGTTGTCAAACCGCGCGGAGCTGCATTTTCTCGGGACGTCGGCGGCGACGGCGCAGTCGTACACCGGCCACCTGCGATTTGATGAGTTTTTCTGGACAGGAAACTTTATCAACCTGCGCAAAGTTGCCGGCGCCATGGCAACGCTCAAAGGCTTAACACGCACGTACTTCTCCACGCCATCCAGCGAAAGCCATGAAGCCTATCAGTTCTGGACCGGCGATCGATGGAATGCGAAACGGCCTAAAGCGCAGCGCATTGACTTTGACGTTTCATGGAAGAAAACCCATAGCGGCGTGCTTTACCCGGATAAAACGTGGCGGCAGATCGTCACTATTCAGGACGCTATCAATAATGGCTGGGACTACACCGACATTGATGAAATCCGGGACGAAAACAGCCCTGATGAATTTGAAAACCTGTACATGTGCGAGTTCGTCAAAGACGGCGAAAGCGCATTCAATCTTAGCCAGTTACTGGGGTGCGGCGCTGACGGGTATGACGACTGGCCCGACTGGAAACCGTTCGCCAGTCGCCCTATGGGGCAACGTGAGGTGTGGCTGGGCTACGACGCCAACGGCGGCAGCGGCAATGGTGATGCCGGTGCTCTGTCCGTGACGGTCCCTCCCCTTGTGGCCGGCGGCCGGTTTCGCACGGTTGAATTGAAGCAACTGCGAGGGCTTGAGTTTGAACAGCAGGCGGCGGTCATCAAAGAGGCTGCCGAGCGCTACAACGTCACTCACATCGCCATTGACGGTCAAGGCGTCGGGGAGGCGGTCTGGCAGATTGTTAAAAATTGGTACCCGGCGGCTATTTGCTACCAGATGAGCCTCTCTTCCAAGCGCGCCCTTGTCCTCAAAATGTTGCAGGTCATCCGCGCCGGCCGCTGGGAATATGACCGCAGCGAGCAGGGCCTGGTCAGAGCCTTTAACGCTGTTCGCAAAGTTGTTACGCCCGGCGGTTTCATCACTTACGAAACGGACCGATCGCGCGGCGTAAGCCATGGTGATATGGCGTGGGCAACCATGCTTTCGATTATTAATGAACCGTTGGGCCAGGAAAGTGGCGGCGGTGGTTTCGCAATGGGATGGTAACTTTGAAAAAGAAATACGGTAAAAAGCCGATAGCCAGCACCGCTGGCCCTGACATTGTGGAGTCACTGAAGGCCGATCCCGCGTTGACAGCGTTCAGCTTTGACGGCCCTTATCCCGTGCGGGATATGGCCGATTTGCTGGACAATCTCTATTGCATGGACAACGGGCGATACTATGAGACGCCAGTAGACTTTTACGGACTGGCTAAAGCTCCGCGTCAGAGCGCCTGGCATGAGTCGGCGTTGTATTTCAAACGTAATGTGCTCACCGGCTGTTTTATCCCGCACAAACTGCTCAATCGCCAGACCTTTTCCGCGTTTGCGCTGGACTGGTTCACGTTTGGCAATGCCTATCTCGAATTGCCGCGTAATCGCCTGGGCGGCCCGCTTCCCTTCAAACACTCTCTTGCGAAGTACACCCGGCGTGGGAGCACAGATCTCGATCAATACTGGTTTATCCGGCGCTGGAAAGAAGAGCACACGTTCAAATCAGGAACGGTATGTCACGTTCTGAATCCTGATATCAATCAGGAGGTCTACGGTATGCCGGAATATATGGCAGCACTGCTGGCCGCCAGCCTGGCCCACTCCGCTGACATGTTCCGTAAGCTTTACTACGACAACGGATCGCATGCTGGATGCATTGTGTATATTGGCGCTGGACAAGTTGACGATAAAAGCATGAAGGCAGTCAAAGAGACGTTGACCGGTGCGCGCGGTAAAGGCGCATTTAAAAACCTGCTTCTGCATGCGCCAGGCGGCGGCAAAGACGGCGTGCAAATCCTCCCCTTCCAGCAGATCACGGCGAAAGATGAGTTTATCAACATTAAGAACGCCACCCGGGACGACATACTCGCAGCGCACCGTATCCCGCCGCAGCTGATGGGCGCCATGCCAGAGGGAAACGGATCATTTGGGGATATCGAGAAAGCCGCCCGGGTCTACGCTATCAACGAGCTGACGCCCGTAATGGAGGCGCTGAAGGTGGTGAACGAGTGGATCGGAGAAGAAGTGATCCGCTTTAACCCTTACGCGTTGCTTACCCCTGAGAAATAACCGCCAGAAAATTCAGTTTCTTTAAACAATATCAGCCATTTATAACAGGCCAGTGTTTTCGCTGGCCTCATCTTTTCTGCTGAAAAAAATCCCGCATCAGCGCCCCTCTGCGCGTCGCTGCTTTTTCCCTGCACAAGGCATGCCTCCAACCAAAACGACCGCTCACCGTGACGCAGAAACCGTGAAATTGCGTATTCTGCCGCCTTCCCTACCCTGACCCATTTGCGGGGGCTTGCCCCCCGTCACCTGCGCACAACGATCACGCATCTTTTTGTGCACTTGCAAATCCGGCACGAGCCACAGTATCAACAGTGAATCCCCAGAATAAAACTAATTTTATTGGTGCATCTTCGTGCAAAACCCTGCAAATCGCATTACAAGGTGCTTGATGCTGCGCTCCCTCCAAATTTCAGAGGCGTTAATTTTATGATTGAAATTACGATAGATATTCTGCAACATAGGTTTTGTCACATGCATTAATACCGCAAAATATTAATTAACAAATTGAAAAAAGAAAATATTTTCAATTTTGCAAAGGATCAGTAAATGAATATAACCATAGAAACTCAAGAATTTGACAATGGATTCACTGCTGAAGCTGATATTTTTGAACGAAAACCCTTGTTCAATCAAATGATAAGATTGATACTTAACTCCCCTGATTCAAATTTAGTCTTTGCTTTGGACGATATATGGGGAAGCGGAAAAACATCATTCGTTAAGATGATGCAGTCAGAACTTAAAATAAGCCATAGCAATGAAATTGATGTTATATATTTTGACTCATTCGAAAACGACTACCAAGCCGATCCATTTATTTCAATTTCATCTGAGTTATATGCATTATTAAAATCAAAGGGAATTTGCGCTGAAGATATAGCATCTAAGATTCTCAAAACCGCAACAAAAATAGGAGCCAGGGCATTAACAGGAAGTGCTAAATTTGCACTTAGCACTTTCACTGCTGGAGTCGTAAATGGCACTGTAATTGATAAAACCACTGAAGCCATCAGTAATGCTATTAGTGGAGAGATTGAATCATTCGTCGAAGATAAAATAAAGTCAATGGAGCAGGAGAAAAAATCAATTATTGATTTCAAAGACTCCTTAGAAAAAATATACACAAACACTGGCAGAAAGACGCTAATTATAATCGATGAATTGGACCGTGCTCGCCCGGACTATTCATTAGAATTACTAGAGAAAATTAAGCATCTGTTTTCAGTAAAAGGTTTGGTATTCTTGCTAGTTATGAATCGAGAACAATTTGAAAAAGGCATTGCATACAGATACGGTGATATTAACACCAATTTATATTTAAATAAATTTATACATTATTGGTTTACCCTACCTAAGATTAGTATGTATGACCCACCTCATGAAAAAAAGCACGGATATACAACCATAGACGAGTACATCCAGAGACTTATAAAGAAAAACAATAGCCTTGGGATTAGCTATAATGGCGCATTTGCAAGATTAATATCACTTTTAATTGAAGCAAACAGTTGTTCTTTACGTGAGGCTGAGCGTTGTATTTCTACATTGCTAGTAGTAGATAATCATGTAAGAATCGCCAATAACGAAGAAACATACTATATGATATCACTTGCTCTCATATGCTTTTTAAAAGTCGTACATCCATCTATGCTTAATCAAATTATGAAAAAAGAATCAAATCCAGATAACTTAATGGAAAGTCTTAAACTAAATCAAAGTAAAATTATAGACAATAAGAGCGAAAGGTTATTGAGAGATATATTAACATATTATTACCTCAGCGTTGAGGAATTAGATAAGCTTAGAAAAGAAAATAATGACCTTATAATCCGAATCGAAGGCAAGTATCATTTTGAAGCAAATTACATTCAAGACATTGCAAAATCCCTTAACAATCTAATTGTTCAATAAACTTATCATATGGCTAATATCAGCAATCTAGAAATTAGCCATAAATCCCCTTTGCTTTTACAGCTCCGTATATTTGACCCTGTACAATTATACGAATACTGTACGTTAGTACTCGTGCTAATTAACTTAACTGTCAAATGCCATTTCCTCAATGACATTTGACCCAAAACTATTAGAATCTATGCTATGCTATCAGAAATGGTTTTACATATACTCGCATTTTTAAACAATGTTGCAAGAAATTTATCTTTATAATTAATCTCGATTTCATTCATAAGTTTTTCAAGTATAACTTTCGTATCATCAAGCCAGTTGACAGCATTAATATCGAAGTCAAAGCTGTTTGCATTTCTATGCATCACATTTTTTCTAAACACTAAAAATGCAAGCATTCTATTGCCATGAACTAAAACACCATATTTTTTACCAGATTTCTTTGGTAATTCTGAGATCAATAGGTTAATAATTTCATCTATCTTTCTCAGGGAAAAGACCACATTCCGCAAATAAATACCATTAGTCTGGGGGTTAAATATTGTCTTATAAGGAGATTTATTCAAATTATCATAGAATCGACCAATCTCTCTTTTAGCCTGAACTGCCAGTCCAACTTGGGTCGATGCGCATGCCAACGCCACTGTAGCTTCTGATAAGTCAATTATTGATGCGGATGTTTTAATGTTTTCACTGCGAACAATATTGTATTCAATCGCTTCAAGCGATAATTCTCTTTTTAACCTTAACTGTTCTTCATCCAAGGAAACAAAATCACGACTTTCAATTTTGTTTTGCCGATTATTAGTTTTTGTTACAGATGCCCCAAAGTCCTCAGGCGCCCCTTCCAATGAAATTAAACGTATAGGCAAGCGTATTTTCGAAAGATTTGCGCCTCCATCTTGTGCATATTTACCTATAACACTCACAGTTTGTGCACCGTTCACAATGCTAATATTGTTCGCTTTGAAAGACCCTATATCTCTACTATTACCTCCTACCATTGATTTTTTAATTGATTCGGCAACGATAGTTATCCCATTATTATAATACCAGAAATTCTCCGGTTGCTCCTCAATGGTCTTTCTTACTTCTTCATTGACTTCTGTATTACCTAGCATTTGCCGGATGTTTTTTGCAAATAATCTTTTACCTTTTTTCCCCCACCAATTAGCAACTTCTTCACCAGCTACTATACCAAAATATCCTTGATGAGGTTCCTCCATTCTCCCCCACTGTGAAAGACCGATTTCAAGATCTATCGGTTCACCATCCATACCAGATGCGAGCCCACTATGTATAATCGCCTGATTTAGATGATGAAAACTCACAACATCTTCACTTGTACCATCACCTGCATCATTTAATTCATTTAAGATCGAGTCTATCACTTGTTGATTATGCTTACTTAAAGAATTCGCACCAGTATGAATTAAGACCAGGTCAAACTTGGTGTCAAACTCACCCAAGGCTGTTTCGATCATTTGTTTTTTGCTATTAATTTTTTTATTAAATTTATCCAAATCTAAATTTATAAGATCTAAAACTCCATCTTTAAATTTCCTCATATCTCCATTGTCAGGTTCACCTACACCATCCTTTTTCCATTTGGATTGAACTATGATCATTCTTTTATTTGATGGTGAATAATGTATCGCGTCAATACCATTATCGTCAGAACCATCTACAACTGCGATAGACGCATCCTCTAAAGAGGTATCACCTATGCAGTAAATAGCATAAGCAGCAAGACATCTTGAAAGAATTTTAGTTTGAACTTCTTTATCTTGAGGATTTAAGTCACTTTTATCAATTTTGTCCGAAAACAAATTGTTTATTTTACTACCAATTTGATTTACATGAATGATGCTCATTTACTTTCCCTTACATGGAAGCACTCATAGTGAGTAAATACTAGAGCATTTTTCTACTCGCTTTTTGACTTAAAATCAACAATTTTATTGACATTGATGAGTAATATTTTTCAAAAGTACTATCAACTTTAGTCATTTTAATATGAATATAACCCACATCCATACCCTCAATAACTCCACATGCTTTCAGCCTGTTTATTTATTCCCTTAAGAAAGCATTCTCCGGCCATGGTCTTTTTGATAAAAGCATTTAAGTAAGGTCTTGTATTATCTAAATTCTCATATTTAAGTAACTATGTCCTCTAGATTCATATATCTCTGCTTTAGCGACTGCAAGTCTGCGGTGACTTTTTTCGTCAGATATTCAGCAGCCGCAGCGGCATAATTTTCTGCACACCTTTTCGCTTCCAGTTGTAGCAGCTCACACCAGCGCTGATCCGCTTTTTCCTGTGTCATACTCATGTCTTTACTAGCGGCACCTTTGGACTCCACGACAGTACAGAGGCATCATAAATCAACATGCGCAACTCTCGAGCGGCGCGCAGAAATGCTTGATCTGAGCTTACGCGGGGCTCTTTTCTCACTCTGTCGGTGATTTCTTGCCTTTGCTGGCGTGAATATCGTCTCAAATCTTCGATATTCAGCGGAACGTCTGTCCTTTCTGCCGGTATTTTTTTGTCCGCCCCAGTGTTACCCGTACAGTTATTGACAGAACTCCAAGGGGCCGCGTCGCGGCCTTCTAAGGTCAAATTCTCGACCGACGATGGCTTATGCTTCGGTACGATTTTGTAATCGTTGGTGCGGGTATAAATGACCGATTCACTGACCGTAAAAGGACAATAGACGCCGCTGATTTTGGCGACTGTGTCACCATAATCATTACCGTTTTCGGTGTATTCGTAATTGAGACGAACACGCAAACAATCGCGAGTTACAAACGGGCCGCCCTGGGCGTTGACGTATCCCGGCCAGTCGGGCGCATCAGCAGCAGCACGGGCAGCTTCAAGTTCCGGGTGCAAGACAAGCTCACGACTTCCTAGGCGCCTTAGCTCGCGCCATGTGGATACAGGCGCGCCGCCAATCTGTTGAAACTGGCGAATACTCCAGCGTGAAGCCCACGCCCGCACGCGCTTTGCCATCTCTTTAACGGGTTTGCCTGACTCGTGATCAAACTCGCCATCCATTCCATAACCGTCGATATTTTTTGAGATGTACTTTGCGATGTATCCCGTTGCCGATCCAAACTCTTCATCAATTGGTTTGGCAGTAAAACGATACTGAGCCGCGCCGGGTTCGCTTCCATCCACCTGGAGGGCGTACTCATGAAAAATATCAGTGGCAAGCTCCACCTCTTCCGGGCGGAGAAATAACAGCAGGTGCCAGTGCGGCGTTCCGTCGTGGTGTGGTTCGGCTACACGGAAACCAAATGTGCGGATGCCTTCCCTTCCCCATTTGGCGCGTACACGTGACCAGACGTTGCAAAGGTACTTTTGAGTTTTGCGTGGGCTGGCATTGCAGTATTTATCGTTGCGCTTGCCGGAATGCACATGTGTGGCGTGATAACGTGACGGTGCGGTCAACGTGTAGAACATGCCAACCAGTCCCATCTCGTTAGCCATATCCTCAAAACCGCGCATGCGCACCATCAATTCATGACGGGCGATCTTCGGGTTGGAAACGCTGCCCATGACCTTATCGAGCAAGGAGGTACGCTCCCCAGTGTCCTGGTCTTCCAGCTCCATCGCCTGAAGGTATTCAAAGTTGGCTTTTTTTTGTGCTATCCACTCCCTGAGGCAAGGCTCAGAGCAATAGGGTGATGCCACTTTGCTGACGTAGCTAGTGGCGATCAGGAGGTGCTCGCGCCAGCGGTCATGGATTTTGCGGAGCTTACCTAGCCACCACTTTTCCGTTTGAAGTCTGGCAATAACACGCAATGCATCTTCTGCTGTCAGTGCTTCATCGCAATACTGTTTCCAGCCAGGGATCGCAATATTGAGTGAGGACGCTTTACTGGCAATAGCGCCGTAAGCGTAGATCGTGGAAAACTCCACATCTGCCGTTTTCTCGTACCGAAAATCAAACTCGCGCATAAACTCGCTTTTCATCAGATTGGCGAGCCTATAGGCCAGTCGTTTCAGGCGCTTTTTATCTGCCCATGGCAGCAGATGAAAATCATCACGTAGCGGAAAGAGAATTGCAGGCAGATTACTTTGCGGCAGATATTGTGCGTTTACCGCATCAACACGACGCAATACATGGCGCTCAAACGTGTTGAATAGCCAGCGTACAGCCTCTTTCCGGTCCCTACGGTCCAGAGTTTCAAGGTGTATTGAAAAACGCTTGCGGATAAACGCAGGGAGAGCCTGGACGCGGCGCCGCAGATGACGCGCCAGTCTTGCGCGATCAAATGCCCTGCGCGCCTCCCCATCACGAGGGCGCAACGGTACCCGATAAACAACATCAACAAGATCGCTATAGGCAAGTGCCTTACCCTCGCCTTTTGGGGTGAGATACTCAATTGCAGGCTCTTCGGCGTCGCTTGGATTAATAGCCCGCCGTGGGGCATTCCAGCTCCATGCCAGGACTGTGGAATCAGGCATAGCTCACCGTCGTTATCTTATTTTGCTAGGTCAACGCCACAACAAGCCGGCGCGCCAAACATTTCGGCATATGCCGCATCGCCCATCACCGCCCCACAGTCCGGGCAACCTCCACCACCAGAACGACCGCAACCACACACGCGAAGAACGCCAATCACTTCACCAGCCATATCGCGGGTTTTGGCGCTAACGGAACGTCGAACTCTGAAGGCGTGGAGATTGAAAGCGGAGTAGATCTGGCGTGTTTCTGGTGTGTCACTATTCGAGATGACCGAGCGCGTGCCATGCTGGCAATTAACGTCCAGTAGCGCCGTAACCAAAGCGCGGTGATCGTCCAGGGTAAATGGCTTGCCGTAAGCGGTAAAATTGGCTGTTTTGCTAGTCGGGATGTACGGCGGATCGCAGTAAATCACGGAGTCCATGCGATTCCTAGCGACGTACGGAATGGAAGTACGAAAATCATTACAAAGAAAGAGCGCGTGAGTATCCCGCGCCTTTTCAGCAAACAAGCGCATTTCGGCTTCAGGGAAATAAGGCTCCTTATAGCTGCCAAAGGGGACATTGAAACCGCCATCCCTGTTGGTGCGATAAAGCCCGTTAAAGCAGTGGCGGTTCAGGTATAAAAATGAGGCCGCCCACCGTACAACGTAATCATCTGCACACTCGTCATCCCACGACAGGTGGTTGAACAACTTGCGCTCTTCGTAATAGCTATCTTCGTTATTGCCATTTCTGAATACGTTCCTGGCGATCAGTATCAATCTTTCTGGGTCTTCCCTGAGCGCGAGGAAGAAATTGATCAATGCGCGATTGCTGTCACAAAGCACATAGCGGCGGTATTCCGTATTCATAAAGACTGTGCCACTGCCTACAAAGGGCTCAATCAAGCAATCGGCTTTAGGTAAGTGCTTCAGCAGCTCCGGCAACACGCGGGTTTTACCGCCAGCCCACTTAAGAGGTGACTTAATCATTTGCGGCATTCCTGGTTATAGGTTTCATGGGTCATTAGTCGCCACTGCTTTCCACCGTTTTTGCTGAGCAAACGCCAACGGAGGCCAATGCGGATCACGAGATAGGCGTGTGGCTTGACGCGGGTGTAATTACGCTGTCCACGAGCAAAGCAATTCAGGGCGGCAAGCGCCCTCTTACAAACCGGCAACGGCGCGTTACAAACAACAGACAGATGCGAATGCATGGCGGCCCTCATAGCGATCCAATGTGTGGAGAGGTCAAGCGCTGCCAGATTTCGCAGACTTGCTCCGCTTGATATCGCGCGTCAGTGAGCGTGTAACGTGCCAGGGTGCTTCTCGCATGAGGCGCATAGTCTGTGGCAGCAGCAAGGTCGAGAAGTGAACGTATGCAGCGGTATTTTGTGCCTTCTGGGAAAATGCCTGACACCTCTAAGCGATCCACGGCATAACGAAGTGAAACCAGTTTTTCCGGGGCATCTTTGAACCATACGAATAACGCCGCGTTCCGGGGACAGGTATTATCGGCGATGAAAGCAGCAAGGCTGCAAAGTACATCTTCTTCAGCTTCGGTTGCGCTCATCACTTCGGCGCGCCAGTGAGAGTCTTTTTTCATCCAATCGAATGCCGTACTAATGCTGATACAGCCCTTCAAGCTTTCAGATTTACGAATGTCTATCGAAGAATAAAAAACCTTTCCAATCTGCCCTGTAGAAGGTTCAAAAAATACAGCTTCAATGGCACACAGAGGTGATGACGGTTTCTTACTAACGTCAATCAAATCGATCATTATGTGATTCATGGTCTACTGCCCTCGCTGGTGATTGTTTCGTGGTTGGCTATCCACTGCTCAAGTGCTGAATAAATCTCTTCGGGGGTAAGGCCTTGCTCTTTCAGTAGGCCCATACGAATGCGCAGCAATCCGAGTAAGTGGGCGCGCTCGCCTTTGCGCGCATTGGTGCTGATTCCCATAAACTCTGGATCGCTTATTCCGCCTTCCGGCTTTATTGACGTAACCGACATGCAATCTCCTGAAAAAGGCAAAACGAATCCCCGGCAAAGTGAATGCCGTCATTTTTAAAGCGGGTTAATTAATTGTTTGGACGCTGTTTTCTTTTAATCTGCTTAAATATCCTTTCATGCCAGTAATACATGAAATCAATAAAGGTCATTCGCGCGCGATCGTGATTACCGCGTATTGCTTTTTCGAGCCCGTAAATGATTAAATCTTTAGACGGGCTTTTTGAGCTAATGGTGATACGAGCACCATTTTTTAGATGTACAGTGAACCCCTGCTCGGCACTTTCCACTGCTTCTCGAATCAGCATTTCCTGTTCCCAGGATGTTTTTTCTTCGGTGAACATGGCGTACTCCGATGATCAGTTAAAGCGAGGGGGCTCCAGCCGCCAGGAGGCTCTAGCTCCCAGTTTCAGGTGTTCCGGGATCACCTGTGTAACCTCTACGGTTACCTCCTGCGGCTGAACAAACTTCATAGCCTTCTTCAGTTGCTCAGCGTCCAGAGATAGCAGGTCGTATGGTTTAGGGATATTCCCATCGGTGACGGAAATAATGATGTTGCGGAGTTCTTCAAGAGTGCATTCATCATTCTCGCCTTGAAGCATTGCGAAATGATAAAGGTGGGATACGCCATGGCGTAAAAGCTGGAGAGAGTAATCATGATTCCATTCCAGAAACTCTTTATTGAAATGGAAGCATTGTAAAAGCGAGTTAATTTTGTCTGCATATTCGAGTTTCATTTTCGCTCCCAGAGATTAAAAAGCAATAAACCGCTTTTTACTCATGATTCTGTCAATCGTTCGGCATGCTTCTGATAAAGCAAAGTCGATGCCGTAATAATGGCCTGTGTGCGTAATTTGATAGCGCTGGCGGTTGTACGGTTTTTTGCGTGGGAGTTTCAGAATAGTAAAGCCACAGTAGAGGCTGGTTTTGCTATTGAGCTGTGATACTGATCCGCGGTTACCGTTCTTCATGTTTCCTCTCCTGAAACCGGCTATCGACCTGGCTCACCGAGACCAAGCCACATCAACCACCCTTCCCTGATCTCTTTCGGACGACTTTCGTAGGCCAGCTTCATGCCGTTGTTCCAGGCTGGAAGGTAAACCCAGTACTCGCCCGCACGGCCAGAAGTTGACTGGGGATCGGTCATCTCGATTACAGGAAGCTTCCCTTTTTCGATCATGCCCTTCACCGCTGCAGGGGTTTTCCCGATGAGTCTGGCGAACTCCTGATAAGGCACAGCATCCGTGCTACTTACAAGCTGTTTGCTCATCTGTTACATTCTCCTTTAGGGTAATTAATTGCTCTTAATGGGTTTTAATTGCCCGTTAAGAGACTTACTCAAATGAAAATTTATTATCCATACGCGTAATATTTTCCCAAAGAGGTTTTTATGTCAATCCCTATTTCAGAGAAGTTGAAGCTTATCAGGGAGTCAGAACGGCTTAATCGTAGGCAATTCAGCGAGTTAACAGGAGTAATTTACAGCACACTTTCTGGCTATGAGGCTGGTACAAAAAGTGCGAGCCTTGAACCAATCATGAAAATCTTCCAACACCCTAGATTCGTGAAATACACACTGTGGTTTATGACCGATCAGGTTTCGCCTGAAGCCGGTCAAATCGCACCGGCCCTCGCACACTTTGGGCAAGACTTAACAACCTCGCAGCACTCCGACCAAAAGACTGGTTAACAATTAACCAGTCCTACATACATTTCAAATGTCTATTATTGGTCGAAAAGTATTCATCACATAATTGCAACGCGTTGAGGCCGAAAGGCAAACGCACCCATCGGAGGGTTTTCTTATGACTATTAAGAAACTCGATGATGGTCGATATGAAGTGGACATCAGGCCTGCTGGTCGCAATGGAAAGCGTATCCGCAGGAAGTTTGATAAGAAAAGTGAAGCGGTAGCTTTCGAGAAGCATACCCAGTTCAACCACCACACCAAAGAATGGTTATCAAAACCGACGGATAAGCGGCATCTGTCTGAACTGATACAGCTTTGGTGGAATTTGAAAGGCAAGCATGAGGAGCACGGTCGGATAAACCGCAACAAGTTAGATATTTTTTGCAGGATTACCGACGATCCTTGTGCTTTTCAGATTACAAAAGCGCTGATTAGTCAGTATTACGCGGCAAGAAGAAGCCAGGGCATTAAAGCTTCCACCATTAACCGTGATCTCAACAGCATCAGTGGCATGTTCACAGCGCTTATCGAGGCCGAGTTGTTTTCGGGTGAACATCCGATCAGAGGGCGGAAGAAGTTGAAAGAAGATGTCCCAGAAACTGGCTATCTGACAGAGGACGAAATCAAGCACTTGCTCTTTAAACTGGATGGCGACAACAAGAAGATAGCTGTTCTGTGTTTAAGTACTGGTGCTCGCTGGGGCGAAGCGGCTCGACTCAAGGCGGAACACATCATACAGAACCGTGTGACGTTCGTTAAAACCAAGAGTAACAAGCAGCGGACTGTTCCAGTTTCAGCGGAAGTGGCAAAACTCATAGCGGATGGTAAACGAGGGTTGTTATTTGGTAAGGCGTCTTATTCTGACTTCAGGCAGATACTCAGGGAAGTAAAACCTGATCTTCCGACCGGCCAGGCGACGCATGCACTACGCCACAGTTTCGCGACGCACTTTATGATTAATGGGGGGAGCATCATTACATTACAGAGGATCCTAGGACATGCGCGAATTGAGCAAACTATGGCCTACGCTCACTTTGCGCCCGAATACCTCCAGGATGCAATCTCACTTAACCCGCTGAGAGGTGGTGCTGATGCGTAAAATGTCCACATTATGTCCACACTTAGGTAGGTAAATATGGCTTTCAACGGTCTTGCGTGCCGCGCAACCCCGCATTGCACCGTTGAAAGCCGTAGTGTCTGGGGTGGCTAACGCACCCGACGGGGCTTTTTTTCCCGCCGTGTCGACAAGTATTCCCCAGACAGATGTGATAAATTTAAAAATATCACTGTTTACTCGACGCTGATGTCCGTTTGCAGCCCAATATGCTGGGGTGACGTTTGGCGTGCTGGAGCTGTATTATTCATGTCAGATTTTATTCTTGCCCGGGTGTCGCAAACCCTCGCTACGGAACAGTCCCTGGAAACCCTGGTGCGCCAGCTGCTGGAGATGCTGGAGGCGGTGACGCGAATGGAGTCCACCTACCTTACCCGCATCGATATCAACGCCCAGCGGCAGCAGATCATGTTCGCCCACAACAGCAGCGAAATGCAGATCCCGGAAGGATTTTCCGTCCCCTGGGATGAATCTCTGTGCAAACGCGCCCTTGAGGATCAGTGTACGTTTAGCAATGACGTCGCCCGTCGCTGGCACTCCTGCATCGCCGCCCAGGAGCTGGGGATCGCCACCTTTTTAAGCATTCCTGTGCGCCTGGCCGACGGCTCTCTGTTCGGCACCCTCTGCGCCACCAGCCGGCAACAACAGCCTTATAACCTTGAAGGTGAACAGGTCATGGGCCTGTTCGCGAAGCTCATTTCCCACTACGTGGAAAAAGACACCCTGGTGCAACAGCTGCAGGCGGCAAACGTCGCGCTGGAGCTGCATTCGTCGACCGATGAGCTCACCCAGCTCCCTAATCGCCGCGCGCTGTTTAAGCAGCTGGCGCTACGCTTTGCCTCCGCCCGCGCTCAGCAGCAACAGGTCGCGCTCATTTTTATCGATCTCGACGGTTTCAAAGCCATTAACGATCGATTCGGCCATCCGTGCGGCGACAGCTTTCTGGTGCAGGTCGGCGAACGACTCACCGCCGTCGCGCGCCGTGAAGATATCGTTGGCCGCCTTGGCGGCGATGAGTTTTTGATCGTCGGTAGCGCCCAGCCGCCCGCGGCGCAGCAGGCGTATGTCACCACCCTGCGCCAGGCCCTGTGCGGCGTCTACTTCCTCGGCGAACAGCGTATCAACTATGAGGGCGCCAGCTTCGGGGTGGTCATCTGCGATCCGCAGAGTATCGATGTTGAAGCGGCCTTACGCGCTGCCGATGAGGCGATGTATCAGGATAAGAAGTCTCGCCGGCAGGAGAATTTTATTCATATTGACTAA